TTTCGTAAGTATCTGGAAGATACTGATTCAAGAAATCAAAGTTAGTTATGTAGTTTGTTGATAAAGGAGTTTGTTGCGCACTTGGCTGCAAGTCAAATCCTGGGGCTACATTTACTGCCATAATTTTTGTTTTTTTTAAGTTTAATTATTTTTTCTACTTCTAATTTTAAGTCCTCTTCCGTTATCGTTACTTGTTGTCACAGGTCTAATCGTAATTCCGTTTTTTGAAACCGACTGAGATTGTTGCCTTACATCCATATTAATGTTTTTTGATTTTCTTGAAACATTATCTACAGTTGCAGAAACTCCCTGATCATAAAAGTGTTTAGCAAACTTGTCAGGATTCATTGCTACTGATAAAGCTTTGTGATAGCCTTCAGCATCATTAATCAAACCATCTTTGTCCATGAATTTGTTAACAAAATTGTTAACGTCAGCTTGTACATTTTTTAGTTCTTGTGCGTCTCCTGGTTTAAAAGAAATGTTTTTTTCACCTACCGAAAACTCAAAACCTTTGAATTCACTGTTAAAAACCGACTCGGTTTTATTTAAGAAATAATCATATCTTTTTTTGTTTGCATCTGCGATACTTTCAGATTCCTTTATATAACTCTTGTAAGCGCTAATGTCTTCTTCCTGATCTTTAGATAATCCATCCCCACTTGACTCAAGAGGAACTTTATATTTATCTTTCTGATCATTTAAAAACTTTGTTGCTTTTGAAAGTTCTCGTTTTTTCGCTAATTTTATTTTTCTAATATCTTTCTCATCATCAAGATCTTCATCAAACGAAAATTTATCGTTAATAATATCTTGAATATCTATTTCATCTAATCCGTCTTCTGTAGAAGCATAATAATTAGTAAGTATAGCGTTGTCATCCATGCTATCAATGTCTTTTTGTAATTCATAAAAATCATTAATACCACGACCTGTTTCTTGCTTATACTTTAAATACTTAGAAACATCTTCTGGTAATTCTTCATTTGCTTCTTTTTCTGCAAATAAATCATCCATAGAACTTATGTCTTTGTTGTATCTATTTTTAATATATGAAAGAACGTCATCTTCTTGTAGATCATCTTTTGTTTCATCAACAGAATCTTCTTCTACATTTGTTTCATTTTCCAATTTTTCTTCGGAAGATGAATTTGTTTTAACACTTAAAACAACTCTATCAATACCATCAGAAACTTCTGGTTTTGCTTCAAATTGTTGTTCATGTTCTTTTAATAAGGTTTCTTCAACCTGCGCTCTTGATTTTTCTTCAACATTTGCGTCTACTGCTTTTACTTTAAATTCCATTTGATTTGATTTTTTACAAAGTTAATATTTATTTTATTTAATTTTTAAGTTATCTCGGATTGAATTCTGCTAAATCAAAACCATCTAAACTATCCTCATTTGATTCAAAATTTATAGCTGGTAAATCTCTTTTCTTCTGTTCTATCATTTTTGATGTCTGAGTTGATTGTTGATTTATTCTGTCATTTTTAGCACTCTCTCTATTTTCCTCTCTTGACGATATACTATTTTGCTCAACTCCTTTTAATTGCATTTGCATTTCAAATTCAGTTTGCATTAAAGTTTGTTTTAATTGAGCTTCCATTTGTAACTTCTGAATATCAAAAGCAACCTCTGCTTCTTTTACTGCAATCTTAGATTGTGTTTCAGCTTGATTTGTTTGCATTTGTAATTGCGCTGCTGCTTGCTGAGCTTGCATTTGCATTTGAGCTTGCATTTGTTGTTCTTGAGCTTTTTGCTGTTGCTCCGCTACTTGTTTGGCTTTTCTTTTTACTTTAAGTAATTGATTCGCCATTTTTATATTAGCCAATTCTCTAATATCTATAGCATCTTCAAGATTTATATCTTGCTTTGAAAGAGCCATTTGTATGTTTTGTTCTAACATGGCTTTCTGTTCTTCATCAGGCATCATTTCTATAAAAATACCAAAGTCATATAAATATAAATCTTTGATGTCTTCTAAAATAGCTAAATTGTATTTACCTATTTGCATTGCAAATTCATCTTTAAAATCTGCATACTCTAAAACATCAGCTGTTCTAATAGATAAACATTCTGCTAAAGTTTTTGTAATATATAAACTTGCATTTAAAATATGTCTTGTTGCTACATTAGAATTTAATGCTGCTAATTTTTGAACACCAACTAACGAATTAGGATCAGGACTTGAACCGTCTCTTGCTTCGTTTAATCCTGTTACGGATCTAATCATATCTAAATAGTGATTGTAGTTTCCAATTAGCATTTGCATCTTACTCGCACCACTATTAGCGGTTAATTGAGTAATTGGTACTCTTGCGTTATTAAATTCTCCATCTTGAGTGTAACTTCTACCTATAACAGAACCTGTTTGAAAGTATAATCTTAAAGCATCTTCAGGATTATAATCTGCTCCAGTACCTAAGTCTACTTCGTTTAATCCATCGGCATCTATAAACACACCATCTGGAACTACACGAGAAACAACTTGTTGAATTTTTAAATGACTTATTTGAATTAAATCTGCAAATGGAATCATTCGTTTTACTAAAGATTCTAATTGACCTTTATACATCTTAGGCGCACATGCAACATAATTAGGCATTGCGTATTGACTTGCTGATTTTGGTCTAACCATATTTTCTCCCAGTTTCCACTGTAACATAATATTAGTTCCCATAACCATTACACCATCATACCAAACATCAATAGTCTTTGTAATTTTTTCAAACCCACCTTCATCCATCATTTCTTGTGGAGGATTAAATTGATCATCTTTTTGTACTGTTTTAAAAGTACCGTCTGGCATTTGTTTCTTTTTATAAACAAAAGTATGTGTAGTCTTGTAATTAAAATATAATAATGTAGCAGTGTCTCTATGAAACATACTGTTTTCATAAAATTGCTGTGAGTTATAGTAATCATACCATGACTGACTATATTTTGAAATTTCTTCTAAATCTTCTTTAGTTAAATCAGGATCAATTTTTATAAGCTCTGTAATTGGAACTGTTTTAATTTCTCCCCAATAAAAAGTATCTTTAAAATAAGGATCTTCAGTGTAGCTATAAACCACATTTGCTGGATCAACGTATTCTACTTTTACTCCTTCTCCTGGTAAAAAAATATGTTTAGCCATTCCAATACCTAAAGTGGTAATATCCATGTCTACTCTTTTACGAGTATCACTATAATGACTTGCAGAAAACAAAGTATCAATTGCTTCTTCAGTTGCAATTTCAATTGCTGGCTTATAATTCATTTGCATGAACAATTCTAACTCTGCATCTGTTTCTGGTAAATCTTCTTCTTTTGTTTGAAAAACAGGAATTCCAAAATCTTTTTCAATTTGTTTTAGTAAAGGTTTTGCAAGCATATCACCTTCTATCATTTCCTGATATTGGTTTCTTTTTTCTGCTGACAAAGCATCCTGAGCGACAGCCTTTACTTTAAACATTCTGTCATTCATTCCGTTAACTACAATGTCAACAAACTTTGGTATAATAGGAACAGGTGTCCAATCTAAATTTAAATAACTTAAATCTCCATCAACAGCTAATTCGTTTTTGTATTTAGCAACTGATTGCTCGCCTCGCGCGTATAGCCTCAAACGATTAAAATCTCCTGATTGAGAGTAAAATCTACAAGAACCACTATCTCTCCTAAACCATTCATATTGTATTGCTTGTCCAACTTGGAGGCCAAACTCCATAGTATCTTTTACTGAGTCTGAAACAAATTGATCTGGAAATGCAGATGAATTTACTTGTATTTTTACGTCTTTCATTTATTAAGTAATTTACTAACTGAATTCTTATTACTATATCGTGCAAAGTTAATGCTTATTTTGGATTTTTCTTTAGATGGTGCGTAGAGATGCTTTTGATTTGCCATGATAGCCAACCCTGAACTTATTGATGCATCAAACTTTGTTCGATTATTTATATCAAACTTTGCCCAATCTTCTAATGTTCTTTGAAAATACATTATTCCCATCTCATCATTATCTCTATAATTTGCTACTAAGTCTAATCCCACATGTTTTTCTATATACGATTCTATAGCAGAAGCGTGTGATTGTTTAACATCTTCACTGGAATTAGGTATCCCACCTAACTCTTTTTCGGTTTTGGATAATTTATTAAATGCTTTATCAGGTCTGTTTGTACTAAACCCACGATAACCTCTATTTTTTAAATGATACAATAAACGAGGTTTGTTGTTCTCACATAATATTGGCATACCATAAAACACACAAGCCATTAACACTTCTTCAAAAAATATCTCTGCTGTTTGAGGGCGAGCTATATATTCTAAAAAAAACTCATTACTTGGAGCGTTATCCATATTAAATTTAGTCATACCATGTAATGAACCATTAGATCCTTTACCTACTACAACTCCTGAAATATCATAAGAGTCACATCCAAAAGAACCAACATGTTCGTTTCCTGGATATTTTCTCGAATTTTTTATTATTACATTATTTTGTAATGATCTTTCAGGTAACCTAGATACAAATAATCTTCCTCTTTTATCAGGACTCCAAATCACCCTACTATCTTGAATTCCATTTTCCCAAGAAAAACTTCCTTGAGTTATGTTCTGACCCATAATTAACGAATCATTATAATCAATTTGTTGATATATCTTAGTTAAATTAAATAAAGATTGTTTGCTTTCATCTCTAAACGCGTGAGATTCTGTTCTGGGAAACTGTCTATAGAATTCGTTTAAAGCATCTGGATCATTAGCTAATGAATCTACTTCGTTTTGCCAATAATCAATTGCACCTTGCGATATCATTTCCCCATCAATCCCCATAATAGGTGTTTTAGGATTATTAAAAACAGGCATTCCATACATATCTATAAATCCTTCCATATTCCATTCCATAGGAATAAATAGATTATATAACCCACTTTTTGTTTGACCATTAGAATTACGCACAGAACAATCAGAATCATTAAATAATTTTTTAAAATTATTACCTCCTTTATCTAAAGCGTTTGATGTTGATCCCATCATACATTTTCCTATAATCTTACTACCTAAACGTAAACAAGTTTTAGTTACTCGCCAGTTATTTAATATATTATCTGGTCGTTCCCATTTACCACTTTCATCATGTAAAAGTAATTGGAGTTTTTCTCCATCATAACTGTTATCTCCTGTATTCTTCCAGTCAATTGTTGTATCCAAACCTTCAAGCTCTTGCTCTTCAGTTATATACATATTCTTCTTAGTAATTTTAGAAGCTGGAACTCTGTAAGCTAATTCTGTTTTTGGTTTATCCATACCATCTTGTATGGGTTTAAAAAAGAATGGATAATTATTTGATATTGGAACAATTTTATCTGTAAACATTTTTTTAGCATCTGCTCCAGATTTAGATAGTATTCCTATTCGAGCATCTTTTGTAATTGTACCAGTATTTACGCCTTCACAAGAAGCCATAAATGAAAAACCTGAACGTCTGATTTTTAAGTAATCTAATCCAAAACTTCTTTTATCAGCTTTGCAAGCTTCCCAAAAAATATAAAATATTCTATTTGCTTCTCTAAAATCAGGAAGTCCAACATCAATTTTTGTCCATTGTAGATACATGTATGAGTACCAGTCATATATGTTGGCTCACCTTTATTCATAAACCAACAACCTTGTTCTCTGTAATTAAATTCGTTTTCTATATAATCAACCCATTGATTTTTAAAACTTGAAGGAGTATTATGCCATTGAAAGATAGATTTAATTTTTCCTAAAACTTTAGGCAGAATTTTAGCTTCCCAATATTGGTTTTCTTTTTTATTAGATCTTTCTAATATGTTTTTAGAAATTTTAGGAAGTGCTATATTTAAACCACTGACATTTATTATTTGACCAATCTGGCCAGTTTTTGAAATAACAACAAAATTATATTTATCATTAAATCCGTAAGTCCAAGTCTTTGCTTTATTTTTTGTAGTTAAAACATTTTTTGGAACTATATTAATAAGTTCAGTATATAATTTATTTTGACCTTGATTCAGCAAATCCTTTTGGTGTATTATTTATTTTATTATCAACTCCATCTATTAAATCTTTTTCTTCTTCAATACGTTTTAATATTTCAAAAGCATCAAATATTGCTAATTTTTTTGTTGCTGCTGCATTTTTTAATTTATCTGCTGCTAACTCATCATCTTCACCATATTTTATAATATGTTCTTCTGCTACTCTAATTAATTGCAATACAGCTTTTTCACCTGCTTTAATGATTTGTAATTTAATTTTATTTACATCCATTAATAGTCTTTATTTTTATGTTTATTATATTTATCTTTATTCCTATTAAATTTTAATTTAAGCTTTTCAATTTTATTATCCCAATCAATTGATTCTAAGTTTTTACGTTTGTTTTTTCTTTTCATTATAAAACCACTGTTATATTCTTAGTATACATTCTGTATAATTTTTCATTATCAATTGTAAACTCATATTCTGAGTCTGGCTCGAATATAACCTCATCTCCAGTCTTTAAACCTTTATCTAATAGTTGTTGATTAATAAACTTTATAACCCCCCTTAAAGGTTCGTTTTTAGAGTTTTTATTTAAATAAGATTTTATAGATTTAATAGGTTTTATAAAACAATACTTGTCATATCCAATCCATTGATTATTATTTTTATATAAATAAAACTGATCTACATCTACAAAAAATAAATCTTCTTTGAAATAACTTTTACCACTTTTTCTTCGACCATACATGTCATTATAAAATTTAAAAACATTGTGATGAACTAAAAGTGTGTCTCCTATTTTAACAGGACCAGTATAATTTATTGGATTTTCTATAACTGTAGCGAAACGATTAGAAGACTTATGATCTTCTTCTGAGGTGCTGGTAATAAAATCTATGTCTCCATAAGATTTAATATTATCATACCTTCTGTTATTATAGGCTTTTACTATAAACGAGTAAGGTGATTTCATTTGATTTTATTTAATCACTAAAAATTTATATTGTATTCCAGTGAAATTGGCAATGTGCATTTAAATTCTTTCCATAATAAAACTTCATCTTTTTTCATAATCCAAATCTTATACGATTCAGATGAAATATCATGTTGTATTAAGTGAATACCATAGTTTCCTCCTAATACATCTTGGCCAACAATGTAATGCATTGCTCCAGATTTATAATCTGCTCCAATTGAAATTTTCCTTATGTCCATTTAATTAAAATGATGTTCCTACTGTAAGAACTCTATAAGATATGTTTAAATATAATAATCCATTTCCTTGAGTTGGATTAGCAGAATTAGCTTTTAAAGTTAATGGCACTCCTGAAGGAATATTTATTTGACCTCCAG